GCCTCCGGCTGGTCCATCGAGCCTTCGGGCTCTGCGGGCGGCTGCTCGGGAGCGACCGGATCGGCGCTCAATCCGAGTTCGTCGATCAATGCGTCCTCGGTCTGGAGTTCCGCGGCGACGCTCTCCCAGTCCTCACCCGTCAGTTCCGCCGTCTCACGCGTTCGCGAGGACAGGCGCAGCGCGATGCGTTTCTCCGCCGCGTTGACCTCCTTCAGCGGGTCGATCTGCCCAGGCGAAGGGCCCGTCCAACGGGTCCGGCACCACGCCATCCGCAAGATCGGATCATCCACGAACCCCGGCGCCTCGATCCGGCCGCGCAACACCGCATTCAGCAGCACAGCCTCATAGACCGGCTGGCACAAGGTGTCGGCTAGCCAGGCGCGGCGCCCCCGAAAGAATGACCACGCCTGCAACAGCGCCGCTCGTGCCGCCGAGTACGAGGCAGTGAAGTGTTTCACCAGCAATTCAAACGGAATCTCGAGGCCGACGCCGATCTGGCGGAGGATTGCAAGAACAAAGGGGTCGAACCCTGTCGCCGGGCGTTCCACCGGCATCCCCTTGATTTCCTCGCCGGACGCGAAGCCCTCGAGCGTCATGCCGGGCTCGTATGTGATGTTGACCCGCCGTAGCGCGCCCGACGTCTGCGCGCCGCCAGCCTGGCCGGCGGCCTCGAGAGCGAGCGGCGCCACGCCATCGTTGGACCGCGACATGATGGCCAGGCAGGCGTTCATCACCGCTGCGGTGATCTCGGCCTCGGTGTACCGCTCGAGGTCCTTCAACCTGGTGATAACCGGCGCCAAGTATGGCACGCCGCGGGACTGATCTATCCGGCGCTGATGCATCAGATGCAGCGCCAACGGCCGGCCGTCATCGGACCATGCCGGAACGCGCGTCCACCGCGCGGCGTGACCGGTGATCCGGTGCAGGTCCGCGACATGGAACGCGATCGGGCGTCCGGCTCCGTCAATTTCCACACCGCCCGCCATCGTCTGGCTATCCGACCGGCGCTGAGGGTTGCTGATACGATCCGCCTCTACCAGTTGCAGGCCAAAGTCGAACGGACCCGACGTCGTACCCACCATCGGCACCAGCACGTCACCACTTTCCAGGACCGAGCGGAACACCAGCTCCTGCATCGCCGCGAAACTCTGCCGCCCTTGGACATCGCAGTATTCGCGGCGGCAGAACAGGCGCCACTCCCGCTCCGCGGCGCGCTCGAATGTCGCGGCCGCATCGGGGCCGAGACCCAGCAAATCGGACACAGTGCCCCGGTCGACTTGCGATGACAGCCGCAGCCCGGTCCCGACGACGTTGGTGACAACCGTGTTGATCGCACCGGCGGCAAGCGGCTCGTTCCGCTGCATATCGCGCGACACGGCACGCATGCGATCAAGGTCCGGCAGCGTGTCCTGGTCCGCCGTCCCGGGGAGCGCGGTCACATTGCGCATCGCCGGTCGATCGCGACGTGAGGCGTTATAGCCGCTGGCTGCCTCGAACGACACGCGCGCGGAGTAGCGCCGGAGTGCGGCCTGGGGGGCGAAGATTGCCAACGTCCGCTCCACACGTGTCGGCGGCGAGCGCTTCATGATCCGGCGCCGAGCCCGATGGTGATACGGCCTGGCGGCCTGGCTTCCTGGTACATGCGCGCGAGCAGGTCCTTTTCCCGAGCGTACAGCACCTCGAGTTCCGGATATCGCACGACCCTGCCATCTGGCAGACGCGTCTCCTGGGTCCCAGACTCGACAGCGGCGATTGCCGCCCGCACCGAGACGAGCTGCTCAGCAGTCGTTGTCATGTGATCCTCTAGACTACGGACCGGCCGATGCCGCCGACCTGGCGCGGTTGTCTCGGCGCGACGGTCGGGCGGGTGGTTTCAGCGACCGACTGCTCAATCTCCGTGGCGAGCGTGGGTTGCATCAACGCTATCAGGCTCGGCGTCTCCCCGGTTTGCCGGTTGGCCACGAGCCGATCCCAACCCTGTTGGGTAACCCCATCTGTATCGCGGCGTGCGAGGGCCCGGGCGTAGACCGCAAGGTCTAATGCCTCGTTTCTGCGCCGGACCTTGACCCATGCGCGCTTTTCGTAACCGTTCCTGGTACTGACGACCTGACAGGCCTCAGCGGTAAGCTGCTCGAAAAACCCGATGTCCAGTCGCGTTGGGAACCGCATAGCACCGATCGGCCATCGACCAGAGTCGTCGGGGCCCTGCTGCGTCTTCACCATCGCCGCGTTGAGCTCGACTTTCAGGTCCCAAGTGCCCACAGGCCATAAGAGCACCGCCCCGGCTTTTTTGCCCAGGTAGTTCACGGTGACTGCCTTCGACGGGCCGATCGGCGGCATATTCCAGTCTGGCCGACCATCCAGGGCCATGACGAATGGCTTCACCCGGCTCGCATGGGGTCTGACGTACCGATAGACCTCTTGCGACAAGAAGCCCGCATCAATCCCCCACGACTCCGGCGCCCGCTTGTGGCCCCAGGCGTCGGTCCATTGCTTCATCATCACAACATCGTGCGCGGCCCAGACGGCTCCCTCCATAGGATCGCCAGAGATCACTCCGCCATCGATCCACCATTGGCCGAAGTCGCGATCAAAGCCGTACACCGCCCATTCCAAGCGGTCTTCCTGGACGTCCGTAGCGCCCTCCAAGAACACGACGGCCGGCGGTATACGCCCAGCCGGCCACTCGGTGCGTCGTTCCCATAAAATCTGGTGCGGCACCGTGTCGTATTTCGGCCGCCAGGGCTCGCCGAGAACCTGTTGCGTAAACACTTTGTCAAGTTGCGGGTCATCACGTGACTTCTCACGTTCCACCGCAACCCAGCCCCACTCGACGAACGGCGAATACAATGTCGAGAGCCGGTACGTCGGATGCGTCGCCAGCAAATCGGGCCGCTCATGCTCCCAACGTCCGCCTGCAAGCATTGCGGCCTTGTCGCTTTCCCGGCACATCGCCCCGCACGAAACGCAGGCGTATTCGGCCAGTTGCGGCGCCTCCCGCCGGTACGACAAGCGGTCGAACGTCAAAGCCTGAAGAGTTCCGCAATGCGGGCACGGCACGTGATACTCGCCCCTCGATCCCGCATTGTAAGACGCCGCGATCCGGCAGGCGCCTTCCAGGCCTGGCGTCGAGACCTTGATAATCTTGGCACGCCGGCCATACGCCATCGTCCGCTTTTCGGCCATTTCGACGGGATCGCCGCGACCATCTACGTCGAATGGAAACTCCGAGACCTCGTCCAGGATCAAGACCCGTTTGGTCCTCATTTGCAGACCCTTGGACGAGTTCGCGCCGGTCAGCTCAATCGAACCGCCAGGGAATCGCTTGAACGCCGTGGTGGACCCGGTACCGTCGGCACGCTTGACGTCCATGACGCGAGCCGCGATCGCGGGGGAATTGTCGATCATCGGTTGCAACTTGTCGCGGTTGTAGCTGCGCGCTTCATCAATAGAGGGCAGCACCACCAGGACCGGACACGGCTGCTCGTGGGCGATCTGCCCCAACAGGTTCAGCGTCGCCTGTGTCTTGGCAATTTGTGCTGCCATCATAAGACTGACCCGCGTCGCTGAGCAGGTGAGGCCCATCTTCTCCATCGGCTCACGCATGTATGGCGTTCTGGAGGTCGACCATCGCCCAGGAAACGGCCCTTCTTCCGTTCCCAGAACGCGCTCAGCATCGGCCCAATCCGCCGGGCCGCGCCGGGGCGGTGGAGAAATCCCCCTTCGCCAGGCGGCTCGCACCGTGGCTCTAGCCCGATCGATCCCGTCAAAGGGCATCGGGACGTTCCTGCGACAGACGATCGAGCGCACCCTCGAGCGCGACCTGGATGGTGTCCTCGATCGCCAGCCGGTCCGACATCCGCGCGCACGTCTCCGAGACCTGGGCCGGAACCTCAAGAACCGCGTTGCGTAGATGGCGCGCCATCGCCTCCGTCTCACGATCAACCGTCATTCGATCCACCAGACGCCCCTGGAGCTCCGCCAACTCGAGCTCTTCCCGCTCCGCCGCCGCCACCGCCCTCCTCGCCCTGGCCGCCAGAAGATCAGCGCTGACCTGGTCCTGCACCAGGTCCGTTTCCCCGTCATCCGCGGCACCTGGCCGCGGCGCTGTCTCCAGGGGGTCTTCTGCGGGTAAGCGCGTTAAGGAAGGGCGCGGCGCCGTCGCCGAGGTTTCTGGCGAACGCGACGGCACAGGTCTGCCCGACGTCCTGCACGCGAGGACAACATCAATCCGGCCGTCCGGACGGAGACCGGGGCCAAGCGTTGACAGCAGCTGGGACACACGCCCGGCTGATACGCCCAGGAGCCTGGCAAACTCCGATTTCGTGACGATCCACGGCGCTTTACCGCTATCGCTCACCGCCCAGCCCCATAGCTTTAGATATATCCTTTAGACTTCAGTAGTTTAGACACTAGCGAACTCGCGCGCGTCGCCGCCC